ATTCAAATGTCCCCATAAAAGAACCATTAAATTCCAATGAGGATTTTCTTGATACAATTATCAATATAGTTCATGAAGATATCCAAAGTTTACAGGATGAAATTATTGATCTTGATATTATATGGGGAGGATGTACTATTGGATTTGGATCAGATGATTTAAAAAAGCAATGTATTGATAAGCTTTCTATATATCACTAAATTACAGATCCATCTTTTGTAACTATAGGAGTTCCGGCTGGTAATATCCTGAAATTAACACCAACTATTATAAAACTCCCTTCTGGATCAGGATCTTTATATATTAAATATTCTTTTCCATGGAAGCATGTACGTTTAGGATCATTTAAGAACTCATCGAATTGGGCTAACTCATCATCCTTTAATCTGAACTCTTGTTGATAATCTTTTGCTGTCTTCATATTTGTAATTTTATAAAGTTCTTAGACGATGAGGTATTCTGCCTACTCCGCAAAGTCCCCCATTTTCTGATTTGACAATTTTTACTCCATCAATAGAATGATAGATGTTTTTTGTAGAATCATTCAAAAATTCTTTAAAACTTTCCAGTTCTTCATCTAATAAGAAAAATTCCTTTTTGCAAAGCTCAATATCTATATGAGGGCGTTCCTCAGTGAATGATTTAAGAGATATAGGGTCATCCTCCCACGTCAGGTGCCTACCTGCTAACTTATAGATTGTACCTCTTGGAAGTACGATCGCCGAATTGTGATCCTCGACAGAGAAATATTCCTCGTCGTGCGCTGACCTCTCGTCCGTCCATATCTCTCCTTGCCGAGCGGGGGCGTTGTTAAGAATAACCTCGTCACCGTTTTTGTTCACGGCTAAAAATACTATTGTCTGTTCTCCTATTTTCATAAATTATAATTTGCTTACCAATCTCCTCCATCATTACCTATTCCTGAGATTGTAGTTATAATATTATCTGGATTTGTACCTGCGTTAGGAAGCATCTCAGGTATAGGATTATCTTCCCTATCACCATGCATCATAACGGTAAGAACTCCACTAGCGGAATACAACCAAAGACGTTTGCCGTCCTTTTCCCATTTCTTCGCTAATCTATTTAATGAGTCAATTAGCTTACATTCTTCCGGGGTGCATTCGATCTCCGCTCTAGTATGATATTTCATTCCCATATTATTGATTTGTTTAATTTACGAGCCTCTGATAAGGCTCGTGTTAGTATATCCTTTTTTCTTATAATCTCCTTATATCTTTTGATATTCATTTTTATTATTTTCATAATAAGTTCTTTTGCCTTAATAGCACCAACATCTTATTCCAATCAACATATCCTTTATCCGTAAGTGGAGTGCCGATATTCCTATCATCTATATGATAATCACAATACAATTTTGGTGATGATGATACTGGCTCAGGATTGTAGTTTACCGAATACAGATTGATATGATTATATTTAAACCAGTCCACGGCATCCTGTAGATATTTACCATCTCTTACCGTATATAATATCAGAAGATTCTTATCAGCCAATTCCCTTAATACGCTAGCGGCTCCGATATTGTCTCCTACATAAGGGAATAAGTCTGTCACGCATGTCCCATCGAAATCTATTCCTATTATTGCCATATTCTCTTTATTTATCTTATTAAATTTTTGTATCCTACTTTCTTCATCTGCTCTTCGGTAGCTTTCTTCTTCGGGAACTTCCCGTGCCATTTTCCGGACACCACGACATCACGGCCGTCGGGGCTGGTAGCCAGCCTCCCGCATTCGCTGCACAGCCCCATGCCCTTGTACGGCTGTAGTTCCTTGGCATACTCGAATTTGTCCACCATATACTCGTTTGTCAACATCCAGTAACTAGACGTAGCGGTATTATCAATGCAACCGCATTTAGCGCATACAAATAAGCTCATAGTAAGTTCTTTTTTGCCTCACTGAACAACCGTTCTACCAGATTCTCAAATTCCTCATCAGGCATATCTGGTAGGTGTTACCGATAAGTCTCTTCCTATTTATCTTATCCTTACTACCCCCATCATATCCTATATGCTCATAATCCCCAAGATCAGGGAACAGTCTTCTTCTTATCGCTCGTGAGTTATTGATTATAAAGCTTCTTATCCCCAGCGTTTCCGCTCCATCCATATCATTTATCAACGTATCTGTCGTATGTTGTAGGTCCATGTCGCCAGCGGCGAATCTACTGATGTCTTCCACGCATTGGGATATCAGCATTAGCTGTTCCCTTGTCAACGTTATTTTATAAAGTTGTTTATTATCCATGATTATCTGATATTAATTTTTCTTTTATATGTTTAGATATATCAATTATCTCATCTTTTATATTGCAGTCATCTTTTAATAATGAACCAAATATACATGATATGGCGCTCTTTAGGCCTAGCGCTATCCCTATCTCCAATATTTTTTTATCGGTATTAGAGATTTCTACAGGTTCATATAATATTGATGATATGTTGTTAACGACGTATATTATATCATCTTCATTCATTGATGTAGATTTATCGACAATAGCTATAAAATCTTTTATAATCATAATATAAGCTATTTTTATTTCTTTTATCGTATCATCGCTTAGATGTCTATCTCTTATATGCCTTTCAACATACTTGTTTGCTAGATTCTCTATTTTGTTTGATTTGTCCATTTGTACTATCAATTATTTAGTTAATAATAGATCATAGTCCTCTTCGTCTATACTCCCATTATTGTTGATGTATATAATGAAATCATTTAAAAGCACGGACTTATCCTTGGATAAGGCTTTTATAATAAGCTCTCCATCATCTTTCAACATCACATGCACAGTATCCCAGATAACATATTTTTGACATTCTTTCTCAATCTTCTTGATTGTTTTAAGTATTATCTTATACGTCTCCTCATATCTTTTTACTATTCCGCACAGTTCAGTCATATTATATTTACGTATAGCCGTGAATATATATTCCTTTTTACAATCCCAGCATTTTATCAGTCTTTCTGATCCGCACGCCTTATCCTCGTAGAAGAAGCAACCCTTACATGGTTCATTATGGTCGTAGCTTAATACTACAAGCAGCTCCACACCATTCTTGTATATCACATCTCCTTGTTTCATCTTGTCTATTTTATTAATCTCATTATCAATATAGTAAAGTTGGATATTATCCATACTATAGATATCCAGAACGTTGTACTTAACATAAGACCTATATTCCTAGGTATAGGATCTACTCTCCTGAATGTCAGGATCATGAATATAAATGTCTTGAAGTTCATAATTTACGATATTTTTCTATATAGTTAACTATTAGATCCTTGACACCTTTAGGGACATTAATTAGCTTAAGGTTACCTTGGAATATATCCTTACCGTACTCGTCCATGATCACCCCGAATGAAGGATTCATGATTCTTGTCGATATACATATCGGTTGGTCGGTATCGAATCTGATAACGGCTACCTTCTTCTCGTTTATCGCCTTCTTTAGGGCTATATAAAGCTTATGACCTTTAACAATGTCACAATTACCTTTCATGATCTTAGACATATATATGATATGCTCTTTCTTCACATTGCTGAGATTGTCCATCAGTTTAAGATCTCCACCAACAGATTTCCATTTTTTGAAGCAAGATATGCATAGACAATAACTGGACTTGGCGTTCCTCGGCATCATCCTGCTGCTACCAGCGGGAACCGTATCGCCACAGCAGACGCACGTCCGGTCTTTGTTGGTGCGTACTGGGCCATAGCTGTTTATCGGGTATTCTTTTTCTTTAAGCATCTTTTTCTGTTTTCAAAATTATCATCACCATATTCATAATTAGGACAAGCTTTGTTGCTTGGGCGTCTCGTATAAGTCTTTTGCTCCCTATCATATTTCCTGTTAGGGTTTATATAATGGTCGCACACTTGCCAAATGGAGCAGCATACTTTCCCGTATCTTTTCGCCCATTCCCGATCATGTAGATGTACACAAGTGGCGCAAGTTGGGTTCTTGAGCTTATCCTTATTCTCATCTATGATCTTATTGACCCGATCAAGAATAACATGCATTTTTTCAATATTTATGACGTTAAATGCGTCTGGGCATGGAAGATATGTCATTGAGCTTATATCTATGTCCATTTCCTTGGATTTATTGTAAGCTGATTTGTATTTCCTTCTCATCAAATCCTTTAATTGATTTACCTTTTTATCGTAAGTACCCATATTTCACTCGGTTTTCCATCCCTGTTTCTTTAATAGATCCACCATCATCTCCTTTATCTTAGGACTGATGGCCTCGGTAAGTATATCAGCGGCTAAGTTGATAGAGAAGCTTGTCATTCTCAAATCCGCTATATACTTCTCGCTGGTGACTTCCTTTACATAGTCATGGATATCCTTGATCATCTCATTTTGAGATTTCAGGAGATCCAGTATCTCGTCAAGTTTATCATTCATCATCTTTTTCTGTTACACCTAACAATATAATTGTCAAAACAAGAACAAGACCAGAAAGCCGCCTATACCTGTTTCTTCTTTTGGACAATCTTGTACTACTTCCAATATACTCATAGCTTAATTTTTATTCTTTTCCTTTAATATACCTGACAATAACCATACGACCACTATCAAAAAGAAGAATAGCCCAAGAGCCTCATACGGATAATCGTGCATCGCCTCTAAAACATCTCTCATAACTTGACATTCATTTTACCGATTATACGATAGAAAATATCCCTAGTCAGCTCAATATCATAAGTAGCGTCATGGAGCTTGCTCTCATCAATCTCAATGCCCATGGTTTTGGTTACCGTCATCAACTTAAAGTTCTCCATATCGTTTCTTACGCCCATCAGGAACGGTGTCACCATAACATATACATCCATGCAGTTAGGATAGAACCATGATCCGAAATACTTATCCCCGCATTGCTCGAATAAAGCCCGAAGGAACTTGTTATCGAATCCGGCGTTGTTATATCCCACCAAATACATCTTGTCCTTCTTATCGAACTTGTCCACGTACTTGGACAATATACCCACCAGTTGCCTATACCCGTCCTCCATGGGCTGATATGACCGTATCTGATCCAAGGTGACGCCGGCCACGTCCAGTGCCTCCTGCTCTATCGTGGCGGCCGGGTTCGGGGCTAGGCGGATGTCGAACCTCTCGGCCTCCTGCCCGTCGATATCCACGATCCCTCCTATTTGGTGTACTCCGTTTCTCCAGAACTTAACCCCGGTTGTCTCTAAATCGAAAAATAGTAATTTGCTCATATTTATTATTCTTTTAAATGTTTTCTAATTCTTTCTAGCGCCTCATGAGATAAATAATTATCAATGGCACTTTCGCCGTCTATTTTCATCAACTCATCAAACAGGTCTTTAGCTAGTACTTTCCACTGCTCTCCCCAATCACGGAGATTCTCGACCCTTGATCGTATATCCTCGAAATAAGAATCTACGTCTGATTTAATTGATTTTGAATAGTATCTAACATCTTCCTCATCCCCATCCATGATATAATCACATTGTGTCTTGATGTCTTTTATATGACTATCTATATCACTGCACATATGATCAACAGGTTTACGTATATTGAATATAGCTTCTGACGTAAGACCGGTTATATCTTGTATGTTTTTTAAATTATCCATCGTTTAATCAATTAAATGTCAACCATCCGCCTATATGTCCCATCACAAAAACGAATAATGTTATAAGCCCCAATAATATCCAACATATTACAAGTAGCTTATTGTCATCTAGCTTATTGTCATCTCTCTTTATTTTATCAAGATAATCATATATAGCTGTATAGACAGCATGATGAATATTCTCGTCTCTAGCCCTTACGATATTATCATATTCGTATCCTAGATTATAGGTAGCGCTTTCGATTCTTATATTCCCCGTAACTTTTTTGTTTACATCGAAATCGAAGCTAAATACCATATCGGTGGTTAGAGCGCTGGCAATTTTACTTTTTATCTCATCATCACTGATATTAGCATCGTGCACTAATCGCTCATAATCTTTCTCGTCAAGAATTATCTGTTTCTTCATACTTATATCCCTAATATTTCTGCTACATAAACAAATCCATAGCATATATAATTATCGTGTTCCTCATGCCATACGACGGCGCAAGGGAAATATAACGGCATATCCTCAGCCATAGGATCCTCTTTGAGGTCATCAATGTTTATCCTCTCCCTCCACCTCCACAGGTCTTGGATGTCGTTCAAAATTAATTTCTCCATAACTATGACGGATATTAGATGTTAGTAATTCTATAGCCAAGCCGATCATTGCTCCCGCTTCCGTAAGTTTATTCATTTGGGCGTACATCCTGTGCTTTGCGCTACGATAAGTCTCCCTGCTGCTTATGGTATCTAGCAAATCATCTACAGCGTTTCTAAGAAGATCGGTTGTTCCCCTTTCTCCTAGACCTTTAAAATAATAAATATCACGACCGGCATAAAACATGTCCTGATATCTTTTGGCTATGTATTCCATTCCGGATAGATGATATTTCTCATTGTCTATCTCCACTTCCCCTTCCTCTATAGCCCTCAATAGCTTCCAATCTATCCTTACATTAGTTTGACGGTCTTTTACCTTTACATAGGTATATCCGCCATAATGAGAACCCAGCGTCCTCATCGTTAGCTCATTGACTTTTTGTTTGTTTTCACCCATAATAATCTGATTTTTAATAACGATACAAATTTACGATTTAAACAAAAATAAAAGCATGAATAATATTAAAATAATATTAATCATGCTTAAATGCAAATATATTCCTTCTAGTTATCACGGATATACGTATTCGTACTCATCTGGAGGAAATGTCTTATATTCAACATCGCACTCCATATTGGTGTAATAGTTATCCCCTTTTCTGTATACTAACGCTACCCAACAGTCATATTTTTTGCTGTATCCTATAAGAGGAACACCTTCCATAGGCGGATTATCCTCCGTTTTGTACCTTATTCTTGCTGTTTGTTTTATACTCATATAATCCATTTTTTAATAATGTTGTCATCAGTGAAAATAATGTGTCTATAAGAAGTCTCTCGCTACTCCAATATATAGGGATCTCGTCTATATCTCTATACGCTACAGACCATGCGTCTTCTAGCTTATAACATTCTAATGTACTACCCTCTATCTCATATGGAAGCAAATTCATTAACGTACCTACATCCCAAACAGGATTTGATACGTCTGGGGTAACGGCCTCCGTAAGACTTACACGACCGGCGTTATCTTCCATAGAATAAAGCTTGTTTATTCCATAAAGCCTGTCTATTTCTGATGATCTGTAGCCACTGGCGGTAGAGATAGGGAGACCGGCCTCGACCAGCGCTCTCCCCTGTTCTTTTGTGGTAAAAATCCGCTCCTTCATGATTTTTGCTTTTTCAGTGACATATCATCCAGTTTCTTTATCTCCATCAATATCGGGATATTATCATGTATACCATCCATCATCTTCCTTTCTACCGTAACGATCGTATCATTATGCCATCCCCCATGAGCCACTAGAAGAATCTCCTGCTGCTCAAAGCCAAGCCCGGCCCCTATACCGCCGGAGTTCCACGCGCAGGTAATGACCACCCCTCCCTTCTTGGTGATCCTAGCTATCTCCTTCTTCTGCCTAGCCCAATAACTAGATTGTGTTGTTTGCATATTAACAGATTCTCCAAGCTTTTTATATGACTCGGATACCTGTCTCGCGGAATATGGTGGATCATATAGTACCATATCAGCCATATTATCCTTAAGACCACATAGGAAGTCCGTGGCGTCTTTATGATACATAGCCTTAGTCTCAGGATCAAGATCGTTGGTTATCGTCCCTATATCGCTGTTTCTGGCGAATGGATCCACTATAACCATCCCCTCTTCTCGATATTTATCTATAAGTTCTCTTATCGGTTTTATGCTGAATGTCTCTTTATTCGGCATCGACCATGTTTTGTTTATAACCATATCGCTGTGATCGTGTTTTAAATTCTACCTACGCTCTATGCCTCTTAGCAAATGGGCTATCACATCCACTGTCCATCCGTTACCCGCTAAAGACATGGCCGTATTCGGGGCTATCCCGTCAAGGTAATCATCCGGCAATGTCTGTAGCCTACACATCTCCACCGGGGTCAGGTATCTGAATTTGTCTTTCATGTCAAAGGCATTAGGATATCTTCCGGGAGGTAGTGATGAGATCACGTTATCTTTCATGACTGTTGTCAGGCAATTACTTTTCTTGATGGGAGTTGTATTCTTATCTTTTCTTATCTCCAGACATTGCGTTATTTTTATGTCCTTGTCACAATCCTTTCGATACCCGTCCTCTCCTATCCTTCTACCGACAATGGTCCCTATATATCTTCCTCTTATGGCTCCCGGATTCCAACCCTTGTCATGCTCTAGAATATCATCCAATGATATATGCTTGTCTTTCGGCATTTCTACTGGCCAATTACACCAATAAAGGCGATGCCGGGTCTGCGCCGAGACCAAGGCGCTATCGATCTCCACCGGCTCCACGCCAAGCTCCTCGGTAATCACCCAGCGATGCTCGTCCCGCATCCGGACGTTCTCGCCCAAGAACAGGATCTTACCTTTGGTCTCCTTCTTTAAATGCTTTACAATGTCCGAGAAACAAAAGAAAAGCCTCCCACGAGCGTCCATAAACCCCTTACCCTTACCTGAGCTAGAGAAGCTCTGGCAACAGAACCCTCCCATGACCAGATCTATGTCTTTCCAAGAAATATCCCATATTCTCCAGTTATTAACATCTCCTAACCGGATGATATTAGGAAAATGTTTTTGGCTTACTTTTATGCATGTGTTATCTATCTCCGAGGCGTAATAAGCATCTATAGGTATGCCGGCTCTTTGCAACGCTAGATATCCACATGATATCCCGTCAAATAATGATAATACTTTCATATTATTTATCGTTTAGGTATAAAATTACCTTAATTGCGATATTACTCTAATAGCATAGAAGGAAACGGTCTTTCTCTCGTCATTTGGATAAAACTCATTCCCGTTATAAGTCATTAGCCATGCTTTCTCGGAATTATATTGGGTGCTAGTCCAATAACTTGTAGTGCCTTCGTCTATATCCAATCCATCGATAAGAGACATGCATCTATTAATCTCATCTAAATTATTTATGATCTCCATCCATTCTCCCACTGATGCTAAATACCCCATTTGTCCATTCTTGAATTGAGTAACAGTGCATTCATAAGCGGCACTAGCATGCGTATATTCCGCGATACTTTGTGTGTTTTGAAATCCATTAAAATCTTTTTTTGGCTTCATTACTTGATGTTATCGTAGTTACTCCCTGGATCAATCCAGTCGTATTAGACCAGCTTCGATTCTTAAGCTCAATACCTGAAATAACGAAGCTGCTGTTGTCGCTTATCAAAGCCACTCCTACGGCGTCGTTTCTCCACGAATAATTCCATTTATCACTAGTATATAACTTGCCATTGGTGTGTAAGATATATATATACCGTTTGAAACGGTTTGACCGCCTATCATCCTTCTTCTCATATTCTTCTACCTTATTGATGTATGTTTATAATTCTAAGTTTATCATATTCTTCAGTAAGAATCCCATGATCAAACAATTTGTTAACGTCTATTTCAAAGTCCCTATATTTGTCAGTTATATTGTTATCAGTCCACATGTTCAATATCCCCTTATCATCCAACTGCATATGGATAAAGCCTTTTGTCACCTTCTTTCCGGCTTTAAGAGCCTCTACGTCTTTATCGGTAATCTTTTTCATGCTTTCAACATTTTATCGATACAATTAAATTCATCTTTCATCCTGATCTTTATGCCCCCATATGATAATTCCTTATGAGCTGTGACAAAATAATCAACCGCATCTTCATCTAATAAACTATGCGGACACCTTTCCCATACAGGACTTTGATCTAGATGATCCCATGTAGCTACAAGTAACCTATTCTTGTCATTATCAATGGCTATTTTATATGTCCCTATAGTGGCCTTACGTTTAATGATCGCTCCATTTAACATCTGCTTCTTAGCCCAGCTCCATGAACCTCTCAGCCCAAATGTTCTTATAACCCAGTCATTTATCTTCTTCATTTCAAGTTATTTGTTAAAATAGTAATATAAATATAAATACATAAATTGGATAGGGCTATTCACCATACCCTTATCAGTAGGCTCGTCATACTTGTCAAGCCAAAGACGAAGCGCTTCCCAATCGATATCCTTATGGTCACAGACCATGCAGGCTAGGTTAGCCCCGAACAGATCCCCTCCGCCACGTAAAGACTCGTTAAATCTCTTGGCTAGCCTTTTCTTGAATCCTTTATTGTACCAAATACCGGAGGTAGCGGCATAACAATAATAAGCGTTGTATTTCATTTTCACACCCATCTTCTCAAATAAAGGCGTATGCCATATCCGGTCAAGGAAGAATACTATTCCACGATAGATAAAGGTTCGGAGATTCTTCCTGTATTTCTTCCCTAAGAAGCTATCTACGCAAGATATAGTTCCGCCTGAATAGTACCAGTTATTGGCGCCTCTCTTAACCTTATCCGTCATCTTGAACTTATTTTCCCTATCCTCTACCCTATCCCAAGGCTTTAATTTATCCTCGTTAAATGTCGGGCAATAATGATAGTAATGATTGATCCACGAGAGGTAGGGGTTGTATATCGTATATCCATTATCGCTGACATATGAGTTCATATCATACCCAAGTTCCTTGGCTAGAATAGATCCCTCATCAGCTAATACCTTCAATATCGGGTTCAAGTTCCATATCTGGTCTTGACTGACGAACATCGAGTAGCATGGATCCTCATCCTCACCATACCATCCTCCCATACCGCTCACTATTTTATCCAAATCAAGTGAATAATCTTTCCCGGATAAAAAATCATCTCTAAGAAAAAAACCTCTATATGGGATCATGTCATATACACCCGGTTGATCCTCAAACATATGTTTAGCGTTCTCGGTCAATCTGATCAATGTTTGCAAGGCAGAAGATATATCTATGGGCGCATATTCACACCCATAGACCTTATTATTTATCCAAAGATATTGAAGAAGCTCGGCTATATTAATAGTCCCGTCCTCCACATATCCTGTCTTGTTATCGAAGTTTATTTTGGCTAGAGGTATATTACTTCCTTGTGGTTGGTCACTTTTTTCATTACAACAATGCACGAACCTGTCAAAGAATATATCTTTCCAACCAAAATATTTATCCCTTATTGTCATAAGCCTATTTCTTGTCGTATAACGACATGACGTTAATAAGATCAGCTTTTCTGGCCATCCCTTCAAGTTTATTAAAGCCATCCATGTTATCTCCACTGACGATGATAGTAGGATATACCTCTATACCGTACTTGGATATTTCCTCCTCCGCGGCCTTGTTCTCCGGGATCTGGTTTAACGTGACCTCACCCTCATACTCCTGTAATGTGTTGGCGATAATATATCGCATGTAATCGCTGTACTCAGCGTCTTTCTTCGTGAAAAAATCAATTCTTACCATTTTTAAATAGTTTTTAATCTGTTAATAATTAAATCAGCAGTAAATATAGCATTATCTACCTCATCTATACCCATCTTCCTTCCATCGAAATCGTTAGATAATAAATCCTTAACAATCTGATATCTACGATGCTCCCAATTTATGTCTATATCAAAATTCAGATACCTTACATAATCATAATTCAATTCATCATAACTATAATTGAGATACTTAACTATCGGAAATGGAGTATCATCATAAATAGTGCGCTTGATTAAATCAACGTATTTACCGGTTTTTTTATTAATAGCTCTTAATCTCTCATCTACTACTCTTTCTCCTGACTCTTCCATTCTATAAGCCCTTTGTTATGTTTATCGTAATATAATAACGCTATGGCATTCCAGCACACTGCCGCCAGATGCATGAATCCCTCCTTATCATATCTCTCTCCCTTTACATAAGCGACCAGATGCCTGTGGAGCGCCCCAAAGTAACGATTAAAACCATTAGGTATATCTTGCCATGAATTATCGGCGTACTTCTTGGCGCCTTTCGTATATACCTCTACGATGTTTTCTATCTCAGCCAAAGGAAGGAGGTCCCACCTAAGCTTACCGTCGGCCCGGTCGTCCTTGCCGCTGCCGTCTTTCCCTACGAGCGGCCCGCTTTCCACCACTGCGTCTCCTATTTTTGGCTTCCCGAAATTCATCGCCTCATCTGCCGTCTCATCATCAATAAGCCTTAACTTGATAGCCCTTTTTAACGAGACAACCATCTCCTCATCAACCCAAATGGATTTATATGTCTCATCAAATAACGGTTCTATTTTCATCATCCCCGTATTGTCTGCGGTCTCAAGTACCTCAAATACCTCACCATCATAAACGACCTTGTCGTATTTGTTAAATTCTTCTTTCATCTTAAATTCCTTTTTGCTTTATTATTATTACTGGGTCATCATTAAATGGAGACAATATCCCAATATGTAACAATATATTGCGTTCATCTCCCTCATTCTTATCGGCTTCAATAACATTGATATTTAATTTATCACTAGATATAATGTTGCTATTTATATTAGGCTCATTTTTGATTGTAACCCATCCTTTTTCAACTGGCTCATGTTCCCTTAGTTTGTCGACATCATCTTTTGTTAACCAATATTCCTCAAAAACAGTATCCGGATATTTGGCTTTTATTTCCTCGTAAGTATTATACCATGTCATATTTTCGTGTTTTAGATTAATAAAACTCACTAAGATCCCTGCATTCTGGCGTCTTGCCTGTCATAGAGTAAAGCTCACCAGATGATAGATATACGCAATGCGAGGCCTTCCCGTCCCTCCACTCGCTTTGCTTCGTAATTCCGCAAATAGCGCAGCGTTGGATCCCCGGTCCCGCCTTTACCCACGAGTGCCGTACGTTTTTCTTTCTTGTCCTGTTGGTGTCGTCAAGTTTTCTCATGATCAATCCTCCAAAGCCGTTACAATTTTATCTTTCCCGATAATAGCCTCATTCCCGCTCCTTACATCAAAGCATCTCCCTTCATCTGCCTCCTTGAAATAAAGAACGCCATTGTACTCGAATAAACCGAATCCGTAATCGTCTAGCTTCATTTCATTAAGTTTCTTGAATTTATACACGTTTTTCATATTCTCCATATTATATTACATTATTGGAAATATCATTATGATACTTATGCCTATTACAAGCAACCCTGTGTAAAACTTTTGTGAATCATATTTCTCCCATCCCTCCATCATCATGGCAAAGGAGATTACTATTATTATAATAATAGATATCAACCCTACCATATCACATCCTCCTTTCTTTCAAAAATCCCATCATATCCTCCACGCTAAGCTGGAAGCCGGCAGCCGCCTTATGGCCTCCTCCACCGGGGTTGGCCTTGCGTGCCAGCGCCGAGACATCCACCTCCTCCTTGGTGGTATAGAACGAGCATCTGAAGAATCTACCGTTCCAGCAAAATGGCATCATCAAATCATGTTTTCTAGGATCGTACATAGACTCGAATGTGGTGGAGTTAAACTCCGTAGTATTCATACATATCGCATTGTATCCAAATATATCTGCCTCGAATGAGAACATCTTCATTTCTCCTCTGTTTTTCTCGATGATATATTCTATTATAGCCTCGCCATTTCTTATCATATCAGAAACAAACTCGCCATTCGCCTTGTTTAGCACCTCCCTGACCATGTCAACGTCAAGCCCGCAATACCCTCTCATCCCATATTGGAATGAAAGAACTTCACTCCATTCGAAGCGATCATGATCCCATACATCATAAGCGCTCAATAATTTTACCACGTCAGGGGTTTCGATATCATCGAAAAGATATTCCCACGTAAGCTCACAAGCCGCCGTTCCGATACGTCTTTTGCCTTTGACATTATAGTCCTTCACGGCTTCTATCGCCGTCTTATGGTGGTCTATCCATGTGACATCTATCCCCTTGTCTTCCCATTCGTCGAATAAGAATCTCGTTCTATCGCCAAATGACACGTCAACTACAAACACCTTATCATATTTATTCACGTCAGGTATTTCCTTGCCGTAATTGTAAGGAAGAAGATCAATGTCCCCTTTGAAATACTTTTTTACTATAGCCGCTGACATTACTCCGTCAAGATCAGCCTCATGATATATACATCCTGTCATAATCTGTTGTTTTTGATTAAAAAATCTATGTATTCTTTTATATCCTTGTTCCTATCATTATCCCAATCAAATGTCTCGTTTATGAATTTGAAGTACGATACTGGGATCGAATGCAGCATCCATCCACAATATTTCCCGAATGTCATTACCGTAGAGCCAAGGGGATGATCCGGCCTCCCGGGTACAGGGGAGGCGGTAATGCCCTGCGCCAGCCCCCTCCTTCGATCTTTCTTGGCGGCTTTGATATCCAGATCCGTTTTCGTTACCTTATCCCCCATCGGGATATTGGTAATTAGTTTATCGCCGATAAACATCCCCCATCCATATCCTTTGTAGTTCTCTATACTAAGTTTCCTTATATCGCCGAACCTTGACGAGTTGTTGCAACAATCAACGACTAATGCGCTATCCTTACCGCCCTTTATCCTGACAGCTCTCCCAAGCCACTGATAAAACGACGAGAATGAGAATGTTGGTCTTCCTACTATCACACAATCCAGACCCGGATGATCGAATCCGGTTCCGAGGGCGGAATAGTTGAACACCACCTGCGTTCCACCTGACTTGAACCTCTCGACTATAGCCTCCCGCTGCTTCTTTGGCGTGCCTCCGTGAACCACCTCCGCCATGCCAGATCGGATCTTGGCGTTTATCCATTCGGCGGCCGTATTGCAGCTCTCAACAGAATCCATAAACACCAGTATAGATCTACAGATATCTTTTAACACCATCAATCGGCGCAAAATAAGGTTGTTTAAGCCATTTTTTCTCACCGCCTCACTAATAGACTCAGCCGTATATTCAGAGCCGTTAGAATTAAGTTTAAGGGCATCTCCATTGAAATCCCATGTCTCATACTTAAGAGGCGTCCAAAATCCTTGCCTTATCATCTCCTCTACCTGTATCACGTGAATCAGATTCTTGAAATACACCGGTCTCATACGAGTGATGAAATTAAGTTGGGAATATGATGTCTGTCCTATCGACATGTTTTTAAGTCTACATGGCGTGGCTGTAAACCCTATCACCTTTCTCGGCTTCAGCTCATTCATGAATGTCATGAACTCACTGCCATCCTCAGGACTGTATCCGGCATGAGCCTCATCTATCAATACGTTTCTGATTCCCATCTCCTTAAGCTGACCAACAACTTTCTTGATAGATCCTAACGTGGCATATATCATGTTAGATAGCTCTTTCTTGCCACAGGAAGCGGAGTAGATGGTAGCCGGTATGCCATACGACGTTATCTTGTCGTGGTTCTGTTGCAGCAATTCTTTTGATGGTTGTAAAATCAGCGTCTTATCTCCCATCAATCTAGCCGCTTCTGCTATCAGAAGTGACTTACCGCAACCTACAGGACCTATGATCAATACCGGATCATGTCTATCAGAGTTTATGTAATCGGAGATACTTTTAACACACTCCTCTTGATATGGCCTTAATTTATATGTCATCTCTGTAGTTATCAAAAACGTCTTTCACGTACTCTAGTCTTATCGCACATTCCCGGCCATCGTCCATTTTTACCATCAAAGTCTCTTTGGTCTTGCTTATGGCTATCACCTCTCCTATCCCTATCTGGGTATGAACTATATCACCTATCTTTACATCAAATTTACTCATGGTCCAGCCTTTTATTAAATTCCTCTATCTTGCTCCTGTCTGTCTCTTTGGTCATCTTAGCCTCTTCCTTGAATATGTCATACCCTTCTCGGATATTGTCTCCAACCATATTCTCTATCATCTCCCTTAACTCATCGCTTCTTACGGCGAAAGATATCTGAAACGATTTACTTGTACCTTTCATTAGATAATCAATCTCCTTCTTGCATTCTGTCATCAACCAATCCAGATTATCGAATTTAACGAACTTAGAGTTGCCATTGGCTTTCCTTACCCCATCCTTGAAATCCTCCAATATCCCGTTAAACACATCTGCCATACACATCATGGAATGTAGCCATACCAACATATTGAATTTATATTCATTATCAGCGTTGTTCATCAAACTCACCAAAGACTCGCTTTTTGTCAACATGATCTTCGATTCCCGGTCTACGATATCCTTTATCTCCTGCCTGCATTTCATGGCACCAACGAAATCCATCTTAGAATAACATTCATTTGATTTCTCTACCAATTTCCTGATATCCTTTCTAGACATCAGAAGATCTAATATCTGTTTTTCTTTTTCACTTTTGACCATAATCAGTTCTTTTAGTGATGCAAATATAATTAAAGCCTAGATATTTACCTAGGCTTTTTAATAAAGTTAATCTTTTTTATTCTTTCTTTTTGAATCATCCCAATCCGATGAGTACCTGCATGTCCCTTGTTTGTGGATCGAGAAATCGCACCAAAAACACAAGGGCTTGGGGCGGGGTTCAAGGCAGGCCGGCTGACGTCCCATGAGGTAGCGCTTCTCGTACTTATACCCCTGTTTGGCGTCGTCCCAAACGTGAGCTTGATAGCTATCTATTTTATTTGTCTCGAAATCATACATGTCAAGGAGAATATCGTTAAGTTCCTTGACCGATCTCTCTACTTTCTCCTTATCTACCTTCACGTTCTGATTGTCCAGCATGCGGGTAAAGAAATAGCTGCACATATTCGGCAATACCTTATATTTTCTGAGTATGTAAAAGGCGTATATCGGATGTTGGAGATTATGAAGCAGCTTATCTTCATCGAATAACTTTCTCCCGGACTTCCAGTCTATCGTATACATGGCTATCCTGTCCTTTGTCTTATACTCTCCACGCCAGTCCACCGATCCTATGATATGTACCTTATCGTACGTCACGCCATCCAAGGTAAGGGGCTTGGGTAGCTTATAGGGCAGGACGAAGCTCTCCTCCACGCCGGCCGGTCTCGACCCCCGGACCACCTTCTCCATTGGCGTAAGATCAGACCATGCCTTCTTATAATTGCCAGCAGCATCCTTCTCAAACAACCCCACAATCCATCTTATTAGCCTAGCCGCATGTTGCATAGACTCGATCTGGGATTTTACGCTATCAAAAGGGATCTGTTCTATATCGGCGTAGTAATTGAAAGCCTTACTCATATCCTCATAAGAAGGTCTGCATCCGTTCTTGAAGAAATACTCCATCGTTTGGTGGATAACCGTACCATATGACGTAGCCTCATGCTTCTCCGTGGACCTATGACCCTCCACGTAAGTCTTATACCATTTATATGGGCACTGGACGAACGTGTCTATCTGCGAGTAAGAGGCGGCGAGAACCTTTTCTCCGTTTATAACCTTACATAACAAATTATTCTCCGGTATTACCATAAAGTTTATCTATATTTATATCAAGTCCGTATAAGTCTATTAATATATTTTGTAGACGGTGAAGATCCTTAATCTGAATAGGATCGCTTAGATCGTCTTCCAGATCCCTAAGGCTAAGATAATACCCATCATCAAAAATCTCTATAGATATTCCGTAGCCTCGATATACATCCCGCCCCTTATCACGCTTGAAATAGATAGTATCAAGTATATTATCATCTATCTCAATAGGTATGACATCATCTTCCCCGGAATACCATTTCATTATCCCATCATCAACCTCACATTCAAGGATCAATGACTTACTTTCATTACGCATACCAGTAACGCACCCTACTCTCCATATATTGCCAGCCTTGTCTTTTACAAGATCCCCTATCCTTAGTTCTTTAGCCGAAATCATACTCGTCCTCCTCGTTGTAATCGTCATCGCAATCATCGACAAGAGGGGTCTCTAGCCCCTCTTCCCAATCATCATATCCGAAGTCCATTACTTACTCTCAAGCCAATCGTACAACATATCCACAAAAATCCCTACAGTTAGTTCATCGACAGATTTATCGCCAAAGACATCATCCGGTATCCTTATATCCATCTTTTCTTCAATCCCTATCAATACCTCTAATAAATCAAATGGATCCATAGCTAGATCGGATGACAAATTACTGTCTTCTCTTACATCGTCAATTACCTCTATATTATTAATGTAATTGAACTCATGCATTTTCTCGAATATCTCTTCCCTCACTATCTCCAATAACTCATCTCTTTTCATAATCCTTTAAATAATTGTACAACATATTTGTAAGCTCTCCTACCGTCAATTCGTAATAAGGCTTGACATCAAGCACTTCATCAGGTATACATCTACCAGTTCTCTTCTCCATTTCCATTACGACTTCCACGAAATCAAGGGAATCCAAGGCCATATCCGCGCCCAGCTCATCATTATTGGTTATCGATTCAGGATGATTAAACCCATTAAATTCACCTACCTTTTCGAATATCACCTCTTTTATCATTCTCAATAATTTATCCTTTTCCATAATCTAAATCGACATTTTCAATCTTCTACCTAATTCTTTTTTTATATCCGATATCCTTTCGATATCCATCTTAACATCGCCTGTGATAGCGTATTCCTTATCCATTCTCTTTGGGGGATCCGGAAGCCGGCTTATGGCGAACAACCATGCCAGCTCCTTGTTCTTGTTCTCCCTAAGATACAAGTCAGACGTCATGCCATACATTTTTATGATCGTATCGAATAACGTTGATTCCGATAAACTCATATGCACGCTATACACATTTGATGGTTTCCAGATCAAGTTATCCAATCTCATCGTATATTCACGTTTAAGATCTATGTGAGATATTACGGCCCTTACTATAGGTTCTTCCTTGAAGTTGGTGTTAGCCACAAACCAGATAAGCCTTTTTTCCACCTCCTTGATAGCTCCTGTATCCTTACCCATATCGTTATATACCCCAACGATACGGTCCCGGATCCCCTCGACCTCCGGTGTCAGACCGGGTGTCTCTATCAGCATCAGCAGCGATCCTCCCCTTGGCGTTATCTTCCACTTCCCATTCTTCTGAAGCTCAATATAACCAGATGCTTTATAACTATCTATTTTCTCCTTTGGAATGGTGTTAGCCATCTCTTCTTTTTGCCGGATCATCAAAAGATATCCAACATCAGACATCGTTAATCCTGATGTCATCATCTGTTCAAAATTTATATACATATGTAAATAAGTTAAAATATTGACCTAATCTTTCTGGCTACCCTCTCGACTATATCGGGATGATCATTTCCGTTATATATATCTATTAGCGTATCTATTATATGTAACCTTATGTTTTTCTTTGATGAATGAAACCAAAAATCTCCATTTTTTCTGTTTACAGGTTTGAACATCTTCAGTTCTGGTATAAGATAACACGCCACACATGATCTTTCAGCAAGTGATAATTCAACCGCTGTCCTTTCTATTGCTATGCATATAAACGCATAATTATCATTCTTTATTAGATTGTAAGCTCTTCTCAACACCCTAAGGGCGTCTGCTTTCGATAATCTCTTTCCCTTTTTCATATTGTTTTACTGTATAAGATTCATTAGCCATACCAACCCTACCAACTGATATAGATTGATTTATAGATTGGTTAAGATGCCCTACAACCGACATCTTAGCCCTAACCGTATTGGCGCATCTTAGAAGGATTCGATAATCCTCTAACGCCCTCTCGTATCTTACGTCCACCCTAGCCCTTTTATCGGCGTCAGTCATGCTCTTACATGTTCCGTCCTCCCTCAGGCTTATAGCGATCTTGTCCCGTATGATTCTGATATCATCCTCGGCTATCACCAGTTCGGCGTCAAGAACCCCCTTGTATGAGCTAAGAAGATCCTCCACCGCCACAACTTCCCTTTTTAGGTTCTCCAATTCCAATATCATTGAGTTGTCATTTATCCTTTTATACTCCTGTACTTTATTGGATACCTCATCACAGATACTCATGATCTCCTTTTCCCGTTCCCGGTTTATGATATATCTGATGCTGTATTTAGCCATTTCCTTTAACGAGGATATAATTTCCTTTATCCCCATCTTATCCTCAACCGACAATACGGTCTTCAAGAACATTTCCAGCACCTTTATCACTACAAGCAAGTAATTATGTCTCAATCTCATGTCAATAAGGTGTTTCGTCATGTACTATATTGAAATCATCACTAGGCGGTATATATTGTTGCTCCAACGGGATACTGGGAGGCGGGGGCGGCAGCGTCACCACGGTCGTGTCCGGCTTGCCGCTACCCACGGGGGCATCCGAGCCTCCCGGTCTTTCTTGGCGCACCACCCCTCCATCAGGATAATATCGCTCATATCCTTTCATGATATCTACATGTATCGCATCAATCTCCTCTAATGACCGTTGACGGACCTTTACGATATGATGGAATAATAATCCATCCACACGGAAGGATCGTCTTGACTCGCTCTTGAAACGTTCCAGATTAGGATACCATCCTTGCGGAAATTGCATGTATGAGGAGTATCCATATCTCCTTGGGATATTCAACACTACCATGGCCGTACATAACTGCCCCAATGAGTCAGACTGATAGAAATCAGACTGCCTTGGCATATGATCCTTCGGATCACGTCTGCCCTCTATTTCTCGATTGAGTTGCGATACGATAAGGAAGAAGATGTTTGGGAACGTTCTTTTGGCTATATTGCACATATTTATCAAACTATCTATATTCCTCTTGGCATCACCCGAACCTTGTATAAGAGCTGTATGGTCTATGGACACAAATACAATTTTCTTATCCTTATTCGCCGGCATATATACATTCCATAAAAAATCTTTAAGCTCATCAACTGTTGTAGGTATGGGTATATACGTTATTCTGTTTGAATTTTCTTGTTTAAGACATTTTTGCATTTCCAGCATCTCTTCTTCATCCATTTTGCGAAGGAGGATATCTTCTATGTCTTTGTTCATTTTTTTTGATAGTGAACGTAATACCAAGTCTTCCGGATTCATCTCGAACTCACATCTTAACCATACATAATCATCCGCTTGTGGGTTGATATTAACATTCATCACATTGTTCATGATTTTCTGTGCCAAATAGGATTTGCCAACCCCTGGTCTAGCTCCTATGGCTATCGCATGTTGAGGGTAAAATCCACCCAGCAAAGCTTTATCTAGATAAGGATATCCAGTACGAGCCGGGAGAAGTTCTCCCGACTGGTATTTCATTATCCTCTCATAGGCATCCATGATAATTTCCTTGGACGTCTTCCATATCCTGTTATCGTTCATCCTCGTGCGTTTCTATCGCCAGCCGTATCGGATTTAGATCCTCTGTTAGCTGATCTTGATTTATATCTTAACCCCTTAGCCGTATGGCATAGGTCCTTCCCTTTCCGATAAGTCTTACCCTTCAGCTTATCGGTCTTGTAATTCTTACGACCCAACTCCCGTCTCTTGGCTTTTTGCTCAGGTCTGGCGTTGATCTTCTTGTCCGTCTCAGCCTTCTTCTTTCTGGCCTCCGGATGTGTCCTATAGTATTCAGTCGATCTCCCCATTCTCGCCCTCCTCGTCATAATCATAATCTTCTACGATAATATCCTCTCCATCTAAATATGAGGCTTTATCTCCGAGTCTGCTTCTCATGCTCTCGTAAGGATCATCCCCATCTTTTATTTCCCACACACATAAGTGCGGACCTATTATATCAATAAGCATGTTGGCCTTATCCTCGCTTATGCCTTTTTCTATCATCTTATCTCTGCATTTGTAAAAACCACATGTCTTGTTAAACACTGATCCTCCTACATAAAACCCTGTCTGTTTGTGAATGAAAATTACTTTCATGTTCTGTCAATTTTTATTAATAATTATTTTTTGTAATCACCGTAACTCATGTCAGCGTCACACACCACCAAGTCAGTTACCTTATCCACTACATGGAATAGATGCTCCGGACATCCGTGGCATGCGCTACCGCCTATCGCTATCGCCTTATGCCTAGGGCAGTTATTCCCCCTCCCTCCATCATATATCTGTATCCGATTATCACTATATGTCTTGATATGTCTCATGATTTTAAGTAATGATGGCAAAGACATCTTGTAAGGGGATATATGCTCCTCCGGTATCATAAGCTCACCGGATAGTTCTTTGTAAAGATCATGTCTATCCTGTCCTGTTTTTATTAAGAATACGTTGATCTCGGTCATTACCATATCCATAGACCTAAGGAGATCCGGCTTGGCTAACCTACCTACAGGTTTACCCGTAGAATCAGATCTCATCCAAGCCCCACACTTCTCGCACCCAACTTGCTTTCCCTCCACCGTATTTATCATAGTGGATGGGGCCTTGCAATACGGGCATACGGATCCGTTTAACATAGCTTTCTGGGCTAAAGATAGCTCTCTCATGCCTTTTCTTGTATTTTGACATTAAATAGATCACAGAATCTATTAAAATTCCTGTTCTCTATTCTCATATCTTTCTCATACCTATCAATTGACTTGATGAAATCATTATAGCAGTCCTTGCACATCCATTGATTGATTACCGCCACGTAATAACCTACGGATGTAGGTCTGTTACACATATCACAAATGCCTAAGCACCCATATCTGGTAAGCTTATCCATCATCTCCTGTCTTGTTATTTCAAGCACCTTGAATCCCTTGTAATTGTCAACTACCTTTGCCATTGTAAATTTGTTTAATAATAAAATAATCCGCTATATCCATTCCCTCATTTATATTGGGTTTTGATTCTAGAAAATTACTTATCTCTATATTCATCCCCCTCATATCCTTGTCTACCTTCTTTCTCCATTCGTTGAAAGCGTCGCCCTTATCCGGGTACAGGACTATCCGCCTCCTACCCAATGTCTCTATCATCTCCCTCTTCAACATATGGATACCGCCACAGGCCATAAACAACCTACTAGGGTACACAATGTTGCAGATAACAGCCGTCTTCTCTGACTCTACTATATACACCGGAGCGTCATTGGGATAGAAGTTGATAAGAAACTCCCCGAACAGGCATTGCCTAAGCAGGTAATCCTGACCGTCCAGTATATGCACCCAACATACGTGATCCATGGGAACCTTTACCCTCTTCCCGTCAGGCCCGTAGTCCATTATCTTTCCGGTCCGCACTACCCAATTCTTATCCAGTTGCCAGAACACACAGCACTTACCCCAGTCCCTGAATCTCATCATCCCCACCTTATACAAGCTAAATGCCCTATTGGTATGATACGATCCGAAGATATTGGATAGATAATCCTGAAGATCGGATGTCTCGAAAGGATTAAGCGTCTCAAACATCTTGCTTACCGGAATGCAGTTGGCTATATCCGGATCCATAGGAGGTCTGTACCTCCTTAATACTTTGTTTGAATCGGTAAAAAGATCATTGTTCCCAAGTTCGCTCCCTGTTGGATATTTAAAGTAACCACATTTATTTTTATGATCACACACCCCAAACTGCTCTCCAACGATCTGACCGGTGGTTACATCTACGTACGGCGTAAAGCATCTATCCCTGCCGCATTGCGGGCACGTCAGCTTTCTTCTTGGCTTACTATGATCCAATTCATATCTGTGAACGCTCTTGTCAAATTCCCTAAACTCCATTATCCTATCCTCTCACTCATGATTCGATAAATATAATCTCTCAGTGATTCTTTTCTTATCAAGTTATTCAATTCAAAATCACTTTCTATATCCAAAGATCCTATTCTTGATGTAACCGTATAATTGGTTTTCTCGAACTTATACTTACCTTGGAGATATACGACTGTAGCCATGTTAAGTATAGGATTATCAGTTTGTCTCTTCAGTTTATATTGGCTTGTCTTGGCGGTAGGATCACCCGGAGCGAAGTTATATATCTCCTCTATCTCCAATATCTTTCCGTAGTTCTCCAGTATCATTCTTCTATATAGCTCAAGCTGGAAAGCGTACTCGTCATAGAAATTGCCTTTCCTGTTTGATTTGAAGTCCAATATAGCGAATATCCTCCTGCATCTCTTTATCTTCTTTTTCTCTGTCTTAGGTTGACCTTTCTTGGCTCCAGTCTTATAGAACTCTCCTGTCTCGATCTCTATCTCCACCATCTCCGGCTCGCTATCCATCTCCACCACAGCATCCACAGAGGAAGCCACTTTCAATCTCCTTGACCTCAACATCTTCTCAATCAACACAGGTTTTACATGTCTTTCTTTACAGAATATAGCGAATGATATTAGGTCTTCTATCAACTCATCCATATTATCCACTAATATCCGCTCCATCCTATACTTGTCTATTCTTAGCTTGGCTTCCTTGACCACCTTCCTGATCCATGTCGGGATCAGCTTTATGTTAACCCCGGTCAGATACAACCCAAATAGATAATGCATGATAGTACCTAAGTCAGCCCTATAGTTAGCGTACTCATCAGGGTCCTTGCCCTTGAGTCTCATCTCATTCTTCCATTTCTCCAAGGCTCCGGACGTATCACAATACCCATTGGCGATATTGTTAGTGGCTCCATCGTATATGATAGGATACCCATCAACATCCATCTCATAATACACGCGCTTGCCGGCAACAGTCATTCTATATAACACCGGTGTCGGGATATCCTTTATCCATTCAGCGGCATAATACTGCTGTTCGGTCTCCAGATCATACTCAACTTCCATTTCCTCTTTAGGCTCTTTTTTAGGCTCTTCAACAGACTTTTCCTCCTCATCCATATCTTTCTTTGGGATCGTTGACAAAACATCTAATATGCCAAAGAAAGCGGTAAATTTAGGATCTGTATGATATGATCTTAATATTGGTAACGATGATCGCCAATAATATGATGGCGCATTCTCGTCCATTGGCTTATTATGAACAAACTCTATTACAATGCCATCATCCGTGATAACAACACGATGTTTTTTGGATAAACGGACTCTCATATCATCAAACGATTCTTGATCGCTTATGACTTCCATATCCATTCCTTTCTTATATATCGTATCACTTATAGCCTCGTATCCAAGAGCTAGAAGTAATTTTTGTTTTCTTCTATCCATGATAATAATCTGGTTTTTAATTTACCATCCTCCTCGACTCTAGGTGCGAGATCCCTCATCCTTCTGGCTGCCAACAGCCATACGTTGCCAAACTCGTCCAAGAGCCGGCCGAAATCCATCGTATCTAATAGATAATCGAATCTTGTATGCTCATCAGCCGTCAAGTAGATAATGTTATCATTATCCTCAGCAACTGATTTATATTTCCGTTTAGGGTATAAGTGGCATATGTTGCTTACCCCCGGGCATGGTATGTATGCGCCGGTAGCAGATCTCCTTATCATGCTCAATCTAGCCACATGGGCGCCAAAGAAAACGGCTAGGCTCTTCCCCTTTGGCTTGGCCTTCACCCGTATCGCCGCCCTTTCCTTTGGCGGTAGTTCCTTGGCTCTGCACGCGGGACACAACCCCTTACTCCTTATAGCTACCATCCTCCCACATCTCTCACACGGCAACATCCTACCTCTCATGCCTTTTTCTTTTTATAACTTTTGTTGAACTCCATAAGGCTCATAGCCCTATACCTCTTAAGCCTATTAATCTTACCCTCAGTCCAATCTTGATCCTTGAAGTTGATGATCGTATCGAATATCTGAGCTAGTTCCCGGATATTAAAACTCCTGTTTTGTATCTTCTTATAGAACCCCGATCTGCTATATCCTAATTTAGAAGCTAGATAAGTTTTGTTAGACAATGTGAGGATACGATAAATCGTACCCTCCATTTTACTTATCTCCATCAACTTCTCGGCTATGGACGACGTGGTTTCGTAGCTAGCTTTACTGCCTACTATCCTCATTTTTCTCCGGATTCCTGATCTTCCCATCAAACTCGTAGAAGTCCATCAGTTTCTTCTCTTCCTTGATACAAGTGACAACGAAATCTGATATGGTTCCTTTCATGCCTTCCTCGAAATTCTTTTTGGCATGATCAAGGTCATTGGCCCGAACGATGTAGTTAAACGCCTTGCGTTTCTCATTGCTCGATTTCTCGTCTATCGTAATATAATCAGCCGTGACCTTATAGAACCGGTCTCCATCCATGGCAAACAATTCCGCTATCCTGAATCGTTTGATATCAACGCTAAACTCACCGGAGATGAATGGCTTCATCTCCTCTATGATCCTAGCCTCACATTCGGTATAAGAAAAGGCATCTACTAAATACTCTTCCTTTACCTTCTTCTTCATGCCGTTCTCGGCATCGGTCTCGTAAGAAACCGTACATTTAAACCAATTGTGCATTTTAATCTATATTATTGTTAAACAAAGGATAATCTTTTATTCCTTCACGAATATATCTCTCCGTATCATCATCCACATCATAAGCCTTCTTGAAAAATATCATAGCCTTGTCCGTGTCGTGATCCACCAACGGAAGATATTCCTTTACGAAAAGAACTTTAAGATGATTCATGTGATCAATCTTGCGCCTTACATCAATTACTTTTGACCATATCTCGGCACGGATTTCACCCATCTTTTTTACATTCTCTTTGTATTCGTTTACCTGATCTTTATACTCCTCCTCGATCTCGTTGTTCTTATCCTTGACAGACTTATAAGCTTCCTTATCTTTCGTGTCAAACATCGGAACATGCTTGATATTGATTATATCCAATCTACTGCATAGCTCCTCATTGGATATGGTGAAATCATATCTAGTCCTGTATAGATCAAATTCACTTAATAACTTAGCTATCTTAATAGCATCATTCTGATCAAGAACGGCTATACTCAAACCTTCTAAATAGTAGAAGAAATGTGATGGAGAAATAGGCTTATAGTCATATGTCTTCATGATTGGAGGCTCATCTATGAACCTTACGCCTTCCTCCGCACATCTTGTTACGATCAATTTCTCTACCTGTTCGTCAGTAAGATTATATATCTCCTGATCGGTCATCTTATCAATTGTCTTCATCATCATCATCCTCCGACATCATTATAGCCTTTGTAAACTTTTGTTTATAGACCTCACTCATAAGGCAGGCGAAAGTCCTATCATCCATAC